CCATGGTCTCAAGTCATTCTTCCTACAACAACAGCAGCTTTATCTGGTTTTGGTATACAACATGGTCTTGTTGAGGGTTCAACAGTAGCTGTAATTTTTAGAGATGATAACTATCAAGATCCTGTGGTTATTGGATCGACAGCTGGTCACAATTTGCCAAAAGAAATACCCGTAGCTGATACAAATCTTTTTGGTGGTTCAACGACAGGTAATATTGATCTTAGAAGTGTAGACAGAGGTTTCAATGATCCAAGAAGATTGAAGTATGCTGATTATGACGGCACAGTAGACGGCGTGAAATCTGTAGCACATAGCAGAAGAATGGATGGTCTAATAGCATCAATCGAAAATTCACCACTAATACCTGAAGCACTGGAAATAAAATATGATGGCAAAGGTTCGAAATACAAAAATCCAAACATTACTGAAGATGATCTTCCTTACTATCCTTTAAAAGGCTACTATAATCAATCTGATATCTCAGTATTTGCTAAGGGTGAAGCGAAATATAAATTTCTAAACGGTAGTCACATACCTGATACAAAGGCAGACCCACAATATCCTTACAATAAATCATTATTGACTGAATCAGGTCACTTGATAGAGTATGATGATACAAGAGACAAAGAAAGAATATTAGAATATCATAGAACAGGAACTTTCAGAGAAATAACACCTGAAGGAAATCGTGTTACTAGAGTTGTAAATGATGATTATGAGGTTGTGTGTGGCAAAAAAGAAGTTACCGTTTGTGGCAATGTAAGAGTCATTGTCAAAGGTGATGCAAACATCGAAGTTTCAGGTAAGACTGATATTGTATCAGGAAAAGACCTATCTATCATTGCCCCAACAATCAATTTGAACTAAAATGGCATTTGCTTTACCAAAAATACCCACCGAAATACCTTGTCCAGAGGGTGACATATTTGATTTCCCTACACCTGCTGATCTAGCTAATACTCTTTCAAAGATTGGTCAAATACCTTCAAAACTCAGAGCATATATTGTTGAGAAGAGAGATGAATTGACTGAGGATGCAATAAAAGAAATAGAGGAAGTAATTGCAGAAATAGAAAAATGGAAAGATGAGATAGCAGATATTTTATCACCTTATTGGAATAAAGGTCTTGCTACAGATGAGATAAGAAAAAAGTTAGAAGAAAAGATGAAAGAGTTACAAGACTCTTTTGGTGAAGAACGACAGAAAATACTAGATGAAATTGCTGAACTCAAGATGGATTTCCAGAACAGAGATTGGCAAGCAGAGGCAAGAGAAGCAGTTACAGAACTTATACAAGAAATGCATCTGTATATTCCGACAAAGGTTGCAGAACTTATTAGCAAGATAACAAGTTTTAGTTTCAAGGTCAATATTCTAGGTATTGAGATAGATGTTCTTAGAGTGCTTACAAAAGAAGAACAAGAAAGAATCAAAAATCAGATATGTGAAAAAATCGAGTTCTATTATGATCAGATGCCAGAGGCATACAAAACTTATGATGGTACATTTGGTGTCAATGATCCTAAAAAAAGATGTCAAGCCATTTGGAGTTATATCAAATCAGAAATACATGATTGGATAACAAATGGTATTTTCAAGTTGTTTCAAAAACTGATATCTTTATTTGATGAGATATGGGATTTATTGGGTCTTCCAAATCTAGGTTCATTATTTACCTTTGATGTAGAAGCATGGATCGAAGAAGCAATTGGAAAACTAAAAACAAAAATAAATGAAATACGCGAAGACTTGAAGAAAGATACTCTTAGTGAACAAGCTAGAAAAAAACTTCTAACAGAACTCAATAATTACAGAGAAGAAGTCTGTATGAGCTTAGAGAATCTCAGTCTTCTAGGTTTCAATGTTTTAGAATTATTAGGTGGCAAAATTGACAGTACAGTAAAAAACTGTGATGATGTCATACAAGCATATATCGAAGCATTTAGAGATTTGAAAATAAATTGGAAAAAGAAACTGGTTTTTGATTGGGCTAAAATTGTCAAAAAGTTTTTAGATGCAATAGGACTAGGAGCAATATTTGACTTCCTAACAATTACATTTTGTGATATTCTAAAACTTATTGGTTTTCCGTTTGAAGTACCAGGAAATCTAAGTCTCAAAACAGCAGGTTTAGCAGCTGCTGGGTATGTAACAGTAGATCAAGCAGATTTGTTCTCAGGTGTTTCAGTTCTTAGAACATCAACTGCAGGTTCTATTCAGGAATATCTACAAGTTAGAGACAAGACCACAGGTCAAATCAGAAATCTCAGAGAAGGTGAATTAGACGAAATAAAAGAAAGAGAAAAAAACACCAGTGTTGCTAACTATACTGGTGATGGTGTTACAGATACTTACATTATTCCACCAGGTTCAGGAAAACTAAGAGTCTTTATAAACGGCAAAGAATCAACAGTTGCAGTAGGTGGTATAGAAGTTGGTGCGTACAGGCCTGTCAGTGGTGATAGAATACGATTTATTGAACCACCAGAAGTTGGTGCAAACATAGCGATTATTAAAATATAAAGTTTGAAAGTATTATAAATAGATATATGGTCGACTTAGTAAACAAAGCAAAGAATGTAGCAACTGGAAACATCTACTCGGATATAGACTTGTTTTTCACACTACATCCTATTACTAAAGACATAACTCTAAAAACAGATGCAGAAGCCGTAAAAAGATCGGTACGAAACATAGTGTCAACAAACTTCTATGAAAGGCCGTTCAAACCAAATTTTGGTTCAAATCTCAGAAGTAAACTGTTTGAAACAAATGATTCAAGAGGAAGAAACTCTCTTATTAGAAGAATAGAAGAGAGTATTAGCATTTTAGAACCTAGAGTTAGAAATCTCAAAGTATCAGTTGCTGATGCTGATGAGAATGCTGTAAATTTACTTATCACATATACGATAGTAAATAGTACAAGACCAGCAACAGTAGAATTCAAAGTAACAAGGACAAGATAATGGCAGTAAACAGTTCACTTCTCAATGTATCAGATTCAGATTTTGAAGATATCGTTCAGAATCTAAAAGACTATCTAAAGGGACAAGACAAATTCAAAGATTACGACTTTGAAGGTTCTAACCTTTCTATTTTGATAGACTTACTAGCATATGCTTCACACATATCTGCATTCAACACAAATTTAGTTGCAAGTGAATTGTTTTTAGATTCAGCACAACTCAGAAAGAATGTTGTGTCAAGAGCAAAAGATTTAGGTTTTACACCAGCATCTGAAGCAGCTGCCAAGGCAAAAATTCAATTAACAATAAACAATGTAAGAAATGCTGACGGTACATATCCAACACCAAACGATATGACATTGCTAAGAGGTGCATTATTTCAGACTGTTTACGATGGCAGTACACTAAATTTTGTTGTTACCAGTTCGGTAAAACCAACACAAGAGACTGATAAGTTTTTTTACGATAACATTGATCTTATTCAAGGAACTTATATTACAGATACATTTGTATACGATAATCAAATACAAAACATCAAGTTTGTTTTATCAAATAGAAGAGTGGACAAATCCACATTGAGAGTGACAGTTACATCTAATGGTGTAGCGTCATCTTATGATCTATCAACAGATGTATCAACAATTACCACAACTTCTAAAGTCTACTACACACAAGAAAATGAAGAAGGACATATAGAAGTATATTTTGGTGATGGTGTTTTAGGTAAAGCACTATTAGATGGTGATCAAATAGATATCACATATATTGTAGTAGACGAAGAGCATGGTAATGGTGCTAATGTTTTCTATCAAGTTACAGGTGTGAGTGGTTATACAAGTTCGAATGTTGTGACATTGATAGCTGCAAGTGGTGGTGGTGAAAGAGAGAGTATCGATTCTATCAAGTTCAAAGCTAACAAGTACTATACATCACAAAACAGACTGGTAACACTGAATGACTACAAAGCAAAAGTCAGTGAGTATTATCCGAATGCAGATGCAGTTGCAGTGTGGGGTGGTGAAGATAACGACCCACCTGAATACGGAAAAGTTTTTCTTGCTATCAAACCTACAAATTCAGATTATTTAACAGAAGAAGAGAAAAGAGTTATAATCGTTAATCTCAGAAAGCTAAACATGATTACAGTAAGACCAGAGATTGTAGATCCAGAAATTGTAAAAATACTTATCTCTACAACTTTCAAATACAATCCAGCTCTTACTCAGTTATCAAAAGGAGAAATCGAAACATTGGTTACGAATGCAATTTTAGATTTTGATAGCACAAATCTAAACAACTTTGATGCGATTTTCAGACATTCAAAGATAGTTAGAGCAATAGATGATGCTAATGGTTCAGTATTATCTAACATTACAAACATACGATTGAGAAAACAATCAAGCATAAAAATTGGTGAGAATAAAGGACTTATTGTAGACTTTGGAAATGGTTTATACAATCCTCATTCTGGTCATAATGCAACTGCTGGTGGTATTCTCACAACAACAGGTTTTACATTAGAAGGAGATGCTAAAACATTCTTCTTCGATGATGACGGAAAAGGAAATGTAAGAAGATTCTATGTTTCTAATTCTGTAAGAATTTATACAGACAACGAGGCGGGTACTATAGAGTACTCAACTGGTAAAATAACAATTGATGCGTTGACTATTGCTTCTACAGCAAATGCTAACAAATCTATTGACTTCACAGTGATACCAAGTAGTTATGATATTGTTGCAACAAGAGGTTCTCTTATAGACATATCATCTGAAAACATAAGTGTCAAAGGTGAAGTAGACACCATCGCAAGTGGTGAGTCTAGTGCAGGTATAGGGTACAACTCTACACCTAACACTAGTTACTAATTATGCGTAAAGTGATCGTGAGTCCCACGAGTAATTTCCCATTTATTTGGATTATATTGGAGGATATAAAAAATGGCAGATAAAAAAATAAGTGCATTAACA